GTTGGTGAGTTGTAACCAAAGTCCATTCCTCTACCCAACAGTTTCATTCCTTCAGGGATTTTCTCAATCGTAGAGAACTTTGTGAACACCAATTGGGTTGCAATACCTTTCTCACCAAGATTGTAGATTCTGTACAAGTTTTCATCTTTCTCTTTCAGTGATTCCAACTCTTTGATGATTGTGTCAGATACAAATGGATTATCTCTCCAAGTTGTTTTAAACATATAAGAATCATCTCTTTTCTCCAAATCATAAACCCAACTGTTTAGTTCAGATGGGTTCAAGTCACAGATTACCTTATCGGTTGTTCGAAAAATTAATTGGTTCCAATCCTCTATTTTCAATTCATTGGCTTCATTACAATACAAGTAGTCACGTTTCATACCACGAATCTTTTGTGGTTCATCGACACTGGTCCAATTGATTATGTTGGAACCTAACTCATAGAATCCTTCCTGTTTGTGGAATTTGTTGGGGTCATATATCTCAAATAACTCAAGAACCTGAATAAGGTCTTTTAAGACACTATTTTTTAAAGATGGTAAAGTCTTACGGACAATGGTCAAAGTCTTCTTATCCTCTTGCAAAAGACGGTAAATCCAATAGATTAGAATGTTAAACGTCTTACCACTACGAGAACCTCCCTGAGCGATAACAATTCTTTTATCTAATTCATCTGATTTAAGTAATTCCTCAAAGACTACCGTTGTTTTTATACTCATCCTTGTCCTCTGTTTACCTTCTTGTATAGTTTTGATTTCTTATTGTTGGAGTATTTTGTTTTAGCGTGAATACCAGGTCTTTTGACTTTTGGTCTTGATGTTCTTGTTGCAACCGATTGTGTCTTAGTTTTCGCCATCGCTATCTACAAATTTTTCTATAAGTTTATTCAATGTCAATTTATACTTTGATGCAACGTCTTTTAGTTTGGCATGAATCTCAGGTCTCAACCACACTGGTTGGTAATTGTATTGGTAATTATACACCTTCCCCGACTTGGTTGTTATCTTGGTTTGCGTTGTTTTTTTCATTCATTTGTGCAATTATCTGTTTAGTTAATGCAAGTTTCTTTTGGTGTATAACGTTATTTCTATTCGCTACTCTTTTACGGTGAGCTTTCTTGCCACCTCTCAATTTACTTTTCGGCATCGTCTTCTTTTATTGTGTTCTTTATAATTTCAATTTGAATTGGTGCTTTGGTTTCAATTTGTTCACCTTTGGATGTTAAATCAACCTTACTAGCTTCAGACCATCTATCACCAAATTTGTTTCTCATAATCAAAGACCATAGTCTTGAATTATAACCAGCTCCACCGTTTTCTTCCATTTGAGCATGCATTTGATTATACCAATATTGTTCACAGAACTTTTCATATTCCTTGACGGCTCGGTAATAATCTTTATTTCTTTCCATTAGAGCCCAATGTGCATCCCAACTAATTCCCAATATGATTAGGAAGTCGGTGATATGTTTTCCTTCTTTTCCTGATTGGATGATTATATCTACCCAACCATCAGCTAAATTGTTTTCGACCCTTGGTCTACCAGGTCTTCTTTGTGATTCCATTATCGTTTAAATCTTTTTGTATGTTTGTCGTTATATAATTCTATTCCAATTCGGATATTATCAATTGCATCTTGTAGTGATGGTATTTGTGATGCGTTGGGGTATAAAGATGAATACGCCCCAATAATTTCAATCTTATCCAAATCAGAATATTCTCCTGTTGTATTTGGAGTGATTATGTTATCATAAATTTGTTTGGCGTAATTGATTACATCAACATTGTCCAAATTGTTAATCGTTTGTGATTTCCCTTTTCCTTTGCAATTACACATTCTTGTCTTTATTGATTTGTTTTTTATGTTGAGCATCCAACTCATCTGCAACTTCAGCCAGACTAATTCTAACGTCATTTAACAACGCCGCAAGTTCATATCTGTTCTGAGATTCAATACGCTCTATATCCTTCTCCAAATCATTTATAATATGTTTGAAGGTTATTCCTACTTTGAATTTCCCTTTGATGTATATGTTTGCAAAATCAGCCAGCAATTCATCTTTTTCCTCATCAGTCATTGTGAAATAATTGATTGCTCTTTCTTCTATTTTTTCGAAAAACTTTTCCATAATGATAACTAGTTGTGTGTTTATCCTATTTGATAAATATAGGATTATTCATTTTATTTTTGTAGGATAAATAAAAAACCCCCAACGTACACCAGTCGTTGAGGGTTTAAAAATGAAAAACAAAAACAGGTATAAACCTTATTCTTATCTTCTACAAATATATGTCAAATTTTTCAGATTGCAAAATATTACTTTCTGTCGGTGTGAGGTGTATTGAATACTTGGTTGAAGTGATAAGACAAATCTATTTGTAATCTTTTGAATCTTTCAGATTCTTCTGGTGTTAGAGATTCCAACCCTTCATTCATTATCTTATCAGTTAGAGTTGGTTCTAGTAATTTAAATTCGTGAGAATGAATTAATGTAAAAATATCCATTGGAACGATTACGCATTTACTCTCTGCATAATCGGGAGCTTTCTCAAAGTTGTTGAAATCTTCTATATTCATAATTTTATATTAGTGATTATTGATTACCAAAATATTCATTGAATAAACCTCAAAGGTTTTATACTGGCTAATAAATCCTACACCAAGTAAATATTGAACAGCATCTTTTACTTCTTGTTCTGTTAAGCCAGTCGCTTCCATTATTTGGTGTGTTTTAAGTTCGCCAGTCCATTCAAACTTATTATGCTCGGCATTGAAGTCACATCTTTTTTTCATTAGGTCTAGCACCATGCCATTTGCTCTACCGTATTTTTTTATTAATTGTTCCATTGTTCTTCTGAGTAGTATAAGTTTATTAATTCTTCTAATAGTGGGTCCTGCTCCATTCTATTACCAAATAAGTTGGTGAAGGTATCTTTACCTCTCAATAGTTGCACATTAATTAAATGTTGGCCATACCCTAAAATCTTTGCAATCATTTCTTTGATTTCCATTTTGGATACATTCCTTGGCTCATCCTTTACATTGAAAAGGATGCTAGCAATTTCTTTGTTGAGGTTATCTTGTTCCATATATACAAATATATTGAAGTTTATTTTAATTTCAAAATTTACCCAGTATACTGGTGTTCTTACGTTGAGGAGGGTTAATTAATTGCATTATTATATTCTTCAAATAATTCAATATCTGTTGAAGTAATTTCCATACCAGTAAATTGTTCAATCGAATTATAATCAGCAATTGCAATATATTTGAATAATCTTTGTTCTGGTATTGCCATACCAAATAAATCCAATATATCTTTTCTTAATTTTCTTTTCTTTTCAAATTGAATTTCCCCTTCTACTTGTACTTGTTCTTCTACTTGTACTTCTTTTTGTTCTTGTACTTGTTCTTGTTCTTGTTCTTGTACTTGTACTTGTACTTGTTCTTGTACTTGTACCGAAGGTACTAGGTGGGGTACTTGGGTACTACCTTGGTAGGGTACTTGGGTAGTACCTCCCGTAGGTGGTTGTAACTTAACACCAGCTTGGGATTCCCAACCAATTATTGATTTATCCATGGAATGTTTTTGACTCTTATATACCAATCTAACATCTTTACTAAGATTGATTGGTTCAATACCATAAAATTGTTTATTACATATTGCCATTAAGTATTGTACCTTATCTTCGTCTGATTCCAATTCATTAAGAGCGTCGAAGTAACTCAAGTAGAAGGTGAATTGTTCCCTTGTTGTTTTAGATGTTTTCGCCATAATAATTCTTTTTTTAATTCCAAATATAGGAATAGTTACCCATATTTACAAATAAATACACAAAAAAATTTCAAAATACCGAATTGTTTATGTATTTTTTCCTATATATATGATATTTATAGAAAAAAGAAACAATGTCAGGTAAAAAGAAATTTGAATTATACTTGAGCAGAAGAATCATGGGTCCCAAAGGTTGGATGTTCTTCTGTAGATTATGTGGAAAATATGTAGATGAGGACCAATTCTATCATAAGAAAGGTGGCAAATGGGGATTGGATGCTAAATGTAAAATCCATTATACTCGAACAACAGAAGAAGATGACCCTGAAATGTCATATCTCAAACTTGACCCCATCAAAGAGAGTGACTTCAAAAATGTGCAAGAACTCCTTGTATGTTTGGGTTATACCTTTACCGGTGAAACAACAATTCACGAACAATTCAAAAATAAACATAAATTAAATTAAAACAAAAATGCTAGGAGCGTTCAAACTTAAAGTAGAACAGGTTAGAGAAATTAAAAATCTGTTCCAACAGAATCTATCTGATTCAGAAATTGCAAAAATGTATGGGGTATCAAGACCATTAATCAATATGATTAGAAACGGTAATCGTTGGCCAGAAGAAAGAGATAAGGTTAAATCTCAAATTGAAGAAATAGATGACCTTCCTTGTATTTGCGATACCATAAATCTTGTTCATGGGTCATATTCAATTACCAGTCAAATTTGTCCTGTAATCACTCCAAATGGAAAAGTTTATATCATACTCCATTACTTACAAGATAAGTTAACTGGTGAGAGATTTAGTAAGTTATTTGATACCATTCCAACGTTGGAAGTGTTACAAGAAAATCATGATAAGTTTAAAAATAAGATTTGGTAGTTTCAAAATTTATTCTTATATTTGATATAGTAATTCTGTGATTACATACAAAAACAATCCATGTCTCTGTGATTGTTCCATTCCCTCACTCTAAATTATCCATATTTGAATTCGCCATTCGGTGGGGGAATGGTTTGCATCGTATTACAAAACCGTGATAATTATAGATAACTTTTTTAATAGAAGTTTCTTTTTTTTCATTAGCCCCGTCACTCGCTCTAAGTTGTTCCCATATTATACAAGAGTGGCGGGGTTTTTTATGCAATTGATTTTGATTAATCAATATTTATGGATATATTTGAGTTATGAAAAATTTTAGAAATAGTGGTTATAAAGTAACCAAAGAAGGTAATGTTTTCACTAAAAGGGGTAAGGAGAAACTCATACAACATGTTAATGGTTATGCTCAACTTATGTTGTATATAAATAAAAAAATGAGATTCTTTTATGTACACAGAATCGTTGCTGAATTATTTGTTCCCAATCCTGAAGGATATAAATTTGTTAAACACAAAGATGGGAATAGATTTAATAATGATGCAACCAATTTGGAATGGGCTCCATTACTAACTGATAAAAATAAACGTAGAAGAAATTACAAAAGAAATATACCTGATGATGTTGTTGAAATAATTAGACAACGATATAGAAACGGTGAGAAACAACAAGTTCTTGCCGATGAATGGAATGTGTCCCAAAGTTATATATGCAATTTGGTAAACAATCAATTTAGGAAAATAAAAAACCCCACCGAATAAGTGGGGTTTATAATTATGATTGGGTTTGAACTTTTCGAAAAAATCTAATTAATAGACCAATCACAATTCCTAAACAAATTGGACCAATACCATATCTAAATTTATTGGAATGTATAAAAACTTGAATACTGTCGATTGTCTTTTCTAATTGTGTTCTGGTTGCCCATTTATAATTGAACTCCCAATCTTCCAAATAAAATTTACGGTTTCTTTCGTTTTGTTCTAAATCCATTTTTTTGGATTCAGGATAATTACTTTTCCAACCAGAACTATATTCTTTAATAATCTCTTGTTTTTTGGAATCATAATACTGAATCAATTCCTCTTTATAAATTTTAGAAGATTGCTCATCAAACTGTTCCCAATCATAAGATGGTTTCATTGTTTGTGCCATGGCTGTGGTTGTTACTAAAGTGAACAACAAACTTACAAATAGAGTTTTCATGTTTTTTATTTTTGATTTCATACACAAAGATATTCTAGTTTTTTTGAGATATCCAAATTTTTTTTAAAATATTTTGCCAGACTAAAATAAAAAATCCCACCTGTTAGAGTGGGACTTCATTCATAGATTGGTTTTGTGTTTGGTTAAGATTGTAACTGTTTTTTCAGTTCACGATTTTCATTCTCCAATCGAATTACATGATTCTCCAATTCGTCAATTCTCTTGACCATGGATTTCATTTCTTCTTTTAGTTGTTGAATCTCAAGTTTTTGTGCGGTTGCGGTTTCTTTCCACATCTCCAACACGGCTTGAGCGTTCTGTACTTCAATTGATTGTTTGGTAAATCTTCCTGATGTTACCCAACCAATAATACCGGCTATGATAGCCGTAACTATTTCTGATACTGGTAATTGACTCATTAATGTACGTTTCCTGAATTATTTGGTGAACCATACCATTGTGGAAATGGACTGTCAACACATAGTGGTGAAGTACATCCATACATTTTACCGTTTTTCCAATAGTAGTTACTACCAGGTAATGTTATTGGTGATTGGAATGGAGATTGAGGGATTGGGGGTAATTGTCCATCGTTCAAGTTTCCGTTGTTATATTCAGGATATAAACCTGACCTGAATATTAAATGTCTTCTTAATAAATTATCTTGGAACTCGGCATCATTTTTTGCTTGGTTCTTAATGTGCAAGAATAATTTAAAATCAATATTACTACCTTGTTCAGAACGATTCTGTACAATTCCAACTGACATTAGTTTGGCCATGAAGTTATCCACAGCCCTGAACAAAGCATAACCAATTAATGCTGGTTGAATATATTTGTCCAATAAGGTTTTGTAGTTTGAATTGCCAGCATCACCAATGGTTCCGTTATCAACCAAATCCAAAATATGTTGATATAGATTTGTACCCAAGGATTCTTGGATTTCTATATTCTGAGAAACCATAATAGCGTATCTTAACTCATCCGATTGAACGTTCTCGTTAATGTACGAATAGGTCTTTAATAATTCTTCTGATATTAATAATACGTTATTCATTATGATAAGATTTGATTTTGTTGTATAACTAAGCTTATTTCTTGGTCAGGATAGATGAGTTCAAGTATAGGTTGTATTTCTCTGTTCATGAAGTTCTGAATTGGTTTAACAGATGTATTCATAAATAACTTATATGCAGTTTCCAATTGGTCTGCACTACTTGTAAACCCACCAGGATTTGGAAGACCAATTAAACTACCATCGATAATCTTATGACCACTCATGATTTGTTTTTGAACCAAATCGAATATGTTTGAGAAGTATCCTGATTCAACTGTTGATTGAATTTGAGTGATATCAGGTTTTTGTTCTGATTCACCATAAGATACAATTACACGACCAGCATTCTCAGGACCCATATATCTATCTTCAATTGAACGTAAAATTTGATTCTGTTCGTTTGTACTGTCAGGTGCGTTCATGTTAAAGTGTACCCATAGAGATGGTGATAAACCATTCTGAATGTTACTTAAGTTGAATACAGTAATTGCATGGTTCAATCTAACATCATTGATTACAGATAACCAATCGGGTGCTCCATAATAATCATATCCTGATTGATATTGTTTGATATGGACAATTTGTCTATCTGTGAAATTCTTTGGGTCAAATTCAGAAAATTCAACTATTCCCGCTTTTCTCCAATTGGCCCAATCTCTACAATACATGAATTTGGTTACAGGTTCACCCATTTCTTTTGGTTTACCTAATCTCATATAACGAGATGGGATTACGTGGAAACCAGCAAGACCTTGAGACCTATCTTGTTTCCATACAACTTCCAAAAATAGATTACCAGTTGTAATAAACTCATAATACATTTTTCTTGCAACATCATTGATATACTCTTTGCTGTTAACTTTATAATCGGTCATATAACCCATTCCAACAGCGTTATCCACTTTGGAACGAACACATGCGTTTTGTATTGGTGATGCATCATTCAACAGATATAGTTCATTTACGAACATATTATCTCCACCCCAACGTATGAATACCTCGTTGCGGTTAAACACCTCCTGAAAACTAGTCAGGGTGTTTGCACCAAATTTTAATTTTTCAATGTTAATCATCCTTGATATACTTTAAATATTTGACTCGATGAATTGCCAGTGTAACTAACAATATCGTTATATACAGGATTGGTTCCAATTACATTGGCCATTCCTTCATATACCACATCGAATGCTGTTATTGGGTTCAAATTTGTCGAAGACGCTTGTTCATAGATTTTCACATAATATTGACCCGGTATTAAGTGCAAGTTTACTGGTGTTATAGTTCCTGTTGCGATGAATACTTCTGCACTTGCAGAATCAACATCAATTTGAAATTGGTCATAACTTGGTTCATACCCAATTGCACCAGTAGCTGGTAACAGGTATGGAATGAACTTCCAATTCTGTTTTGTTAACTTGTGGGTCATTGTCCACAAATAATACACATTACCTGTTAGTTGTTTGTTACGACTACAAGTTGCCACCACTGTGTTTAATTCGGATTGATTTATAGGTATCATCTTAAATTATATTAAAGTATCTGTCCAAACTACCGAAACTATATCACCATTAGATGGTGTTACAGGTGGATAATATGTTTCAGCTAATGGATTCCCGCTTGTTATATTTGATGTTGTACTAATAGTATGAGTATCTACAGTAACATTATTAATTTTTGTCACTATAGTAGATTGTGTTCTTTGAGTAAACGCATTCACACTTACCCTTCGACTTACATTTAAAGTACCCGCTAAACATGAACTTCCTAAACTTTGTGATACTTGAGTCGCACCACCACTACTTGAAGATGTAGTAAATGTATTACAAGTAATTGTACAACCAGCTACACTCATGGATGCATCCATTAAATCATAAGTTTTACTAGTACCACCTGAACTTCCAATAAATCCAACATCATATTGTAAGGTGAATGATGGAGAAGATGGTGTAACCGTAGGTGTTGGTGTCGGAGTTACCGATTCAGATGGTGTTATACTCGGTGTAGGAGTCACTGATGGACTTGAAGTTGGAGTAGGTGTAGGTGTGGTAGCTGGTGGATTGAATGTTGGTTTATAACCAATATCAAACACAGTTCTACTAATGACATTTAAATCATTTGTTGCTCCTGACCATGTAATACCATCATATGAATAACCAATTGTATTTTTATTACTTACATTGGATGTACCCACTGAATTACCACATAAGAACATTGAACCATTCCAAGTTACATTATATGCAACATCGAGAGTATCACCACTGAATATAGCATTACCATTTGTTGAACCTGACCATGTCAATCCATCATATGAATATCCTAAGATATTTGTACCATTACCACAAGCAACCCATATAGAACCATTCCATACTACATCTCTTACACTTGAAGTGAAAATTGAATTACCATTTGTTGAACCTGACCATGTCAATCCATCATATGAATATCCTAATTTATTGGCGGAAGCACCACCAGCTACAACCCATTTAAATCCATCCCATGATGATTTTTCAGGACCAGCACTGAATACAGTATTTCCATTTGTAGAACCTGTCCATGTTATACCATCATAAGATAATGCAATTTTTGGTGCAGTACCGGTACCACTTCCCGTAACCAAATAATATGAACCATTCCATTTAATACCTAAAAGTGTTCTTGATACAAATAAAGTATTTGAGTTACCTCCTAAAGAAGTTGCCCCACTCCATGTTATACCATCATCGGATAATATAATTCTATCAGGTGTAGATGCGGTAGACCCTGTTGAACCTACCCCAATCCATTTATTATTTCCGTATTCTACATCATAGCCAATATTTAAATAATTTTTACTATTGGTTGAACCTGACCATGTCAATCCATCATATGAATAACCCATAACCTGATTACCACTTGGTGTTGTACTACCTGCAACAACCCACATCGAACCATTCCATTTTACGGCATTTAAGATACGATTGGTTGGACCCCAAACAATATTTGCGTTTGTGTTTCCACTCCAAATTAATCCATCATAAGAATATCCTAAGGCATTATTACCAGTAGTTCCTGATTGACCAACAGCGATAAACATTGTTGATGGAGCAACACTTGTTGATGGTGTTGGGGTAACTGATGCAGTTATACTTGGTGTTGGTGAAGGACTTGGCGGAGGAATTGGACTATTCAATGGATATCTAATAATTACAATACCTTTACCACCGTTACCAGCTCTTGTGTTACCATAACCACCACCGGCTCCACCGCCACCACCGCCACCGGTTCCGTCTACACCGTCACCAGCATCGGTTGTGTTAAGCTCAGCTCCTTGTCCACCACCACCTTGACCACCTGGTGCATTGTATGCGGAGTGTGAACCACCTCCACCACCACCTGCGTACCAAGTGTTAGTTCCATTAATATCGTTTTGAACACCGTCTCCACCAGCAGCACCTTGTTTAGCAACACTACATGTGAAACCTGACATTCCTGCTCCACCACCGCCACCACCGGCACTGTCTCCACCACCACCTTGGGCAGTACCACCAGCAAATCCTTGACCTGATGTACCAGCTCCTCCTACACCCACAGGTGAGTCGGAACCACCTCCACCACCGCCAGAACCTCCTGACGCACCGTCAAATTCAAAATCACGGTTACCACCGCCACCACCACCGATTGCAATTATACTTGTTATTCCTGAACCTGAAATCGATGAATTTTCACCATTAGGTCCTCGTTTATTTTGAAATATATATGGACCACCATCACCAACTGTAACGGTATATGTCGTTGCGGAAATTGATAGTGGTGTTCCTGATACGTTGGTCAATAAACCACCGGCTCCACCACCACCCGCAGTTCCATCACCACCAGCACCACCACCTGCAACTACTAAGTATTCAATTTTACCATTTGTACCAAGATTATTAACAATGAAACTATTTGTTCCACCTGTAAATGTGTGTACATTCCAATTTTGTCCAAGAGCAGATATTGTAGTTACTGTACCACCTGATGCATCAATAGGAACAAATCCTCCTGAAGTTGATGGAGTTGGTGTAGGTGTAGGACTCACAGAAATACTTGGTGTTACACTTGGAGTTGGACTTACAGAAATACTTGGAGTAACTGTTGGTGATGGTGTAAGTGATGGAGTTATACTTGGTGATGGTGTAAGTGATGGGGTTTGAGTTGGTGTAGGAGTTGGTGATGGACATACTCCTGATTGTCCACCATCAGTAATGACCCAACCTAATCCAACCAAGTACGCTCTTGCGGCAACCGCGTTGGTATATTGTTGACCAATTACATAATCAATACAGTCATATTGTGCAGACGCTCCAAGTGTGACTAATGGTAAACCACCATCGTTATAAACATCGTTAGCAAATGCAATTAATGTTCTTGAATAATTCTCAACAGATATTGCACTATTGGTTAACATATCGTTCATACCAGTAATTGAATTGTTCAATGTCCATCCTGTAATAGGTTGGTTGTATCCTGAACAGTTAAACAATAATTGAGACCAATAATTGTTAGTTAAACTTACATTCCAATTGTTTAAACTTCTATTGAATGAACCGTTACCCATGAACATTGCTTCAAATGTGGTAACACCTGAAACATTCCAATTGGTGACATCAACGTTACTTTGGTTATCACGGAACATTAATCTCATATTGGTTGCACTTGAAGTATTCCAAGTACTAAGGTCCTGATTAAATGCTGTTGCTCCAAAGAACATTTCCGAAAAATTAGTTACGTTACTAACATTCCATGCTCCAATTGGTTGATTAAACGATGATGAACTAAACATACCAGAAACATTTGTTGCTGATGACATATCCCATCCACTAATGTTTTGGTTGAAGTTAGATGCGATAGCAAACATACCTCCAAAATTGGTTCCTGAACTTACATCCCATGTTCCAATTGGTTGATTGAATGTTGTAGCATTTAAAAACATTCCTTCAAAATTGGTTACATTACTAACATCCCACGCTCCAATTGGTTGATTGAATGCTGTTGCCGACCAAAACATATTTGTCATATTGGTTGCCGATGATGTTGTCCAACCACTAATACTTGGTGAACCACCATTGTTAAATGAACCAAAGTTATCTCTGAACATATAAGCAAAATTGCTTACGTTACTAACATTCCAATTTCCAATGTTTTGATTAAATGATGTAGTTCCCCAAAACATTTCTGCCACGCTGGTAACATTACTCATGTTCCATGTATTAAAGGCTGATGTACCAACTAAAGATGAACAACTATGGAACATAGCCGCTGTTGTTGTAACACCTGTTAATATTGGTGCGTCTGTTGCGGTAACATTAAGATTTGAACATCCATAAAATGCCCCATCAAATGCCGTCCATTGAATATCACCCCATTGAGTTATATTGGTTATTTTTTGTGTATCTTGAGCGCCTAAGAAATAAATTTTCGGAAATGTTCCTGTAATACTAATTGTATAAGTTCCTCCTGATGCGTATTGATGTGATACTGCACCAGGTGTACCTGATAATGCTGTAGAGTTTCCATCACCCCAATATACCGTTGCAGAATATCCTCCACCATTTGTTGGTAAAACAAATGTATCTGAAGCCGAACCTGAATTTGTTGTATTAACTATAAATTCAAAATTATTACTTGCAATCGGTGATGGACTTGGTGTAGGTGTCATTGTTGGAGTTGGCGTCAAGGATGGGGTTGGACTTACAGTAACACTTGGACTAATACTTGGTGTAATTGAAGGAGTAATAGATGGTGTTGGTGTTTCTGATGGTGTGATACTTGGTGTTATTGATGGAGTGATACTTGGGGTTACACTTGAAGTAGGAGTAACACTCGGACTTGTTGTTGGTGTAACGGTTGGAGTTGGTGTTCTTGTTGGGGTGACTGTAGGTGTTGGTGAAGGTATAGTTGGACAAGTTGCCCATATTGGAAGATTACCATCAATCAATGCTGAAGCGACCCTAAATGAAGGTGGTTCAGATGGTATTGGTAATACACACCAAAGAGTTAAATCTTGGTTGAATATGGTTGCTCCTTGGAACATATAATCCATAGAATTTGGACCAACAATTCCTGATGTATTCCAATTACCAATATCAACATTAAAAGATGCTGCTTTGTAGAACATCCAAGAGAAATCTGTTACTCCACTGGTAATCCAGTTATTAATATTTCCATTAAATGTTTGTGCTCCACTAAATGTGTATGACATATTGGTAACACTTGAAGTGTCCCATATACCTAAATCACTGAAGAAATTAAGACATGTTTGAAATGTACCTTCCAATGATGTAACATTGGTAGTATCCCAGTTATCTAAATCTTCTACTAAATTAAAACAACCAGCAAAAGTGTAAGATAAATCTGTAATATTTGATACCGCCCAAGTTCCTAATGTACCATTAAATGAGTTTGAACTATTAAATCTAAATAGATAAGCCAAAGATGTACAAGAACTTAAATCAGGTACATCTGTGGTATTGTATATCATGTTTAAACAACCATCAAATCCATGTTCCAAAGTAGTCCATGCACCTGTACCCCATTGGTCAAGTGATGTTACTTTAATACAGTCTAATGTATTGTTAAAATATATTGTTGGGAAAATCCCTGAAATTCTTATTTGATAAACACCAGGTGTTGAATAGATGTGTAATACATTACCTAATGTACCACTAATATTTTCAAAATTACCATCACCCCAATTTACAGTTGCAGAATATCCTGAACCATTACATGGTAAATTAAATGAAAATACATTACTACTTGATTCATTTGTAATATTTGTATTAATCGTAAATCTAAATTCAGCTACAGCCGGTGTGGTTGATGGAGTTGGGGTTGGTGTCTTTGTTGGTGTAGGACTTGGACTTGCGTTTGGAGTCAATGATGGTGTTGGTGATGCGGTAACCGATGGGGTTGCGCTTGGTGTTGCAGTAGGACTTGGTGTTACGGTTGGAGTTGTTGTTGGAGTTACAGAATTTGATGGTGAAGGAAATGGTGTTTGTGATGGTGATGGGGTGACTGTTGGGGTAACGGTTCTTGTTGGAGTAACCGTTGGAGTTGTGGTTGCACTTGGTGTTGGTGTTAATGATGAGGTAACACTTGGAGTGGGAGTTGCAGTTGGAGATGGAGAAGCGAAAGGAGTGGGTGTAGGAGTTGGTGTTGCACCAAAGAATTGTGTAATGATGTCCAACAATGCTCGTTGTTCACCCAAATAATCTGAGAACTTCTTATTGAAAAAATTTCTTGCCATCTTTTACTGTACTATTATATTATTATGTATTTCGTGTATCTGATTAACTGCATCTAATAGATTGATTTCATCACCAATTTTAATGGGATAATCTCTAACAGATTTTAGATGTTTACTTCTATTATAATAAGAAACTTTAATTGATACCAAATCTGTTTGAAAATTTATTTCCATTGATTCAATTTGGTATCCATCATATTCTATTCCTTCGAGTATTAATTTCTTATTTACATTCAACATTAGGTATATGGTGAATTGATAATTTGTGTTGGGTATATATTAATTGTTCTACCACCACTTGATGTAACAGCAAATGAATAAGTTATTACTACATAATCACCTGATGAAGGTGTTTGTGCTATACCTGGAACAGTATCAGAAAAAACTTGTCTTGTACTATTTGCAGATTGGTCTGTGCTTACTGTAGCAATTGTTGCTTGAGAAACACCAGATGAATTTACTCTACATATATCAATATTACGTAATCTTACAAAACCACTACCATTCATATCTATTCTCCATGTCCATGTTCCAGCATTCCAATTTGTGCCAGGTGGTATTTCTAATTTACATTGATAAAAATATATATTAGTTGCAAAATTACCGAAACTTGAAGTAAATTCAGTACTACCAGCGGTTCCACCAACAGTTGCCGTAGTTCTTAATACAGCGGCACCAGCAGTCCTACTTATACAGTTAGCACTATCTGTTAAAGCTGGCGATGGAACATCGTTGGTTTGTTGAAATGATAAAGGAACCGGTGATGGTGAAGGGGTAATTGTTGGTGTGGGAGTAATACTAATACTTGGTGTAGGGGTTGGTGTTACCGATTGTGTCGGAGTAACTGTTGGAGTTGGTGAAGGACTAACATCAGGAGTGGATGTCTCCTTTTCAACGTTCATAATTTGAGAACCCCAAACATTACCTTTCCAAGTTTTCTCAGATAAAGGTTTTAATAATTCTTCTATAGATTGATTAATCTTTGGCTGTTTTTTTGCCATATCAGCCGGTCTCCATTTTTTTCCTCCCCAATTAAATCCCATAATGTTTTCTTAAAATATAAATAATTTTTATTATAGGATAAATAAAAAGGGGGTTTTTTACGCCCCCTTTTCGGTATCCTAATTAGATATCATATTATTCAGCGTTAACGTTGATACCTGTCATCACAGCTGCCAAGGTTGTTGCTACAACGATTTCAGCAGATGGGTTAGGTTCACCACCGAGGAACGTCATGTTTGCACCGTTCGCGTCGTTGTACGCTAATCCTGATAATAACTGACCTGCACTGATGTACAATCCATTTTCGAATCCAACAGCCCAATAACGGTCGTTGTTATCCAAAACAATCATGTACAACGCATTTTGTTTTACCAATTCAAACCATAGATTTCTCAAGGCTTGGTTTAGTTTTGGTAGGTTTACTACCACAGTCGGTTGGAAAACTATAGATTGGTTAGTACCGTTTACCAATACATCTTCAGTTAAAGAAGATGATTGACGTACTAACTCAAACTTATAGAATGTTCCATCACCACTGATTCCAGTGATGGCATCACTTGCATTGTAAGTGATACCAGTAATGGTTGAACCTGAGTCTCCCAAAATCCACAAAGCTTTGATACCACCTGTAGATTCGTTACGACAATCAAGAGTATAACCATTTTCTATAAAACAACTCATAATTTATTTTTGTTAGTTTAATTTAAAGTTTATGCTTATTTGCAGATACAGAATGAAGCTGGGTCGAACACACCGATACCGTAAGTTACGTTAGCCATAATCTTAACGATGTCCTCGAATGGGTCATATACAGACTTCACTGTCATGATTTCAGAGTTCATACCAACCATGTAGTAAGAAGCAGGACCTGCGTAGTAAGCAGATACACCGTCAAGACCTACAGTTGGGATAACTCTTACGTTTGTACCAGGAAGTATTAATGACCATTCTTCACCTGAAGCAGCACCTGCTGCATCAAGAGTAAATAAGTTCACGAATGAACTGTTTCTCATAGAAGCAACCAACGCTCTGTAGTTAGCATAAGAACAGTAAATTACTAAGTCATCTCTGTGCAATACGTTTGCTGGAATGTTTTGGTAGATTGTAGAGAATACATCCAAACCGTTAGATGAAGTTGCACCTGTGTAAGCAATTTGAGTAGCACCGTTACCTGAAGTAATCAATGCACCAACACCATTGAAACAAGCTGAACCATAAGTTCCACCTGTAGCTACTGTGTTGTTCCACAATTGTTTTTCAACTTGGTTAGCGATTCTGTTAGAGATATCTGTCAAGATTACTTCTTCAAATGGAACTGACTCTTGGAAGTTAGCGTTTGAAAGAGACTGTGACAAATATGTGTCATACAAATCGT